CAGCACCGCCCTCAAGCAAGGCGCCGATCAGAGCCGCTTTGCGCAGCTCACCCTGCGGAACCCCAGCCACATGCCGAAGGCTGACCGCATCGCTCACTGGAACGCCCTCGACCGAGATCTGACCGAGACGATCACCACCGAGGCCGGCCATCGGCTCCTGCTTCGCTCCGTGCAGCTGATCCCCGTGATCCGCGAGTCGGTCGCGGTGTTCCGCCGGGCTGCTGCTGATCGCTTCGACAGCCAGCGACAGGGCGATCAGTACGGCACCCTCCTGGCCGGCGCCTGGTCACTGATGAACAGCCACCCGGCCACCATCGACGACGCCTACAGCCTGATCGACGGCAACGACTGGGAGCCCTACCGCGAGGCTGCGGAAACCCCTGATGAGCAGCGCTGCATTCAGGTGCTACTCCAGCATCAGATCCGCGTTGAAGGGGATCGAGGCAACGGCTACCAGCGGACGATCGGGGAGCTTGTCGAGCTGGCGAATCCGGCCGCCGGCGCGACATCACTGGAGATCAGCAGCACCCAGGCAGCTGCGCACCTTGGCCGGATCGGGATTCGGGTGGATGGCGATCGGCTGCTGATCAGCAATACCGCCACCGGGATCGGACGGGTGCTGGCTGAAACGCCATGGGCCCATAGCTGGAGCACGGTGCTCAGTCGGCTGCCTGGAGCCGCCAAGGCAGGTGTCGTGCGGTTCCGCGGGCTGGGTGATGTGTCGCGGGCCGTCTCGCTGCCAATCCGGGGCCTGTAACGCCTCAGGCGTAACGAAAACAGGGTGCTGTAACGCGCCGGTAACGGGTCAGATCGCTGTGCCTGACTGCGATCTGGTGGAATGCGTTACCCGTTACGGTTTTGCGGGGGAATAGCCCCTAAGAGAAAGGGAAAGTGTTGTGCTGTGGTGTTGCGCTCTTACTACCCCCCCTTCTATCTATATCTGAAATTAGGTGTAACTACTGTAACAGTGCACCCAAGAACGTAGCGGTGGCGCGGGGTTTCGGGTGTTACGCCCCCCGTTACGCTTGCGTAACAGGCGTTACCCCGGTTCAGATGCCCATCCGCACCGATCGGTTATCCTGTGGTGGCCACCGCACCCCATCGCTAGCCATGGCACTCGAAGATCTGACCGCCACCGCTCAACACTTCCGCAACGCAGGATTCACAAATCTCGACATCGGCGCTCTCTTCATCGCCCAGGCCCTCGATCGCATCGCTGACGCACTGGAGGCTGGCGGGGGCATGCAGGGGCCGCCACAGCCCTCAGCCACCCCTGCAGCGCCGAAGGTGGCTCCTGGGCCCGACTGGATCACGCACAGGGTGCCGACGTACGAGGATGCGGATGAAGACGGCGAGGTGCAGATACTGACGCCCCCGGTGCCAGGCGAACGTCGCCAACCCATCCATGTCCAATGGGCGTCCGTCTACCCCGGCACTCCCTGGCATCCTGGTTGATCCGCTTGTGCAATCGCACCGGTTTGGTCCTAAGCTGTACCCGATCGCTGCGCTGATCCCCGTGCCGGCTGGCAGGCCCTCGAAGCTGACACCAGAGCTGGTGGCAAAGGCCCGCGAGATCGCAGCCGAAGGTCTGCCGGTTGCGTTGATGGCGGCTCGTCTTGGCGTTGGCAGATCAACCGCAAGCTATTGGATCAAGAATGCCGAGCAATTAGGTGAAGACAGCTTGGAGTATCAATTTCGGGAAGCCATCTCTTTAGCGGATGCCGAAAAATGTCAACAATTACTATCCGGTTTGGACAAGCTCGCTACGGCTGAATCCCCAAGTATCTGGGCCGCCACCTGGCTCCTAACCCATCACCCACGGCTCCGCGACCACTTCAGCGACGCCGCCGCTGAGCGCAAGACCGAGCGCAAGACCGTCGCCACTGTCCTGGAGGCCGTCGCCGCTGCAGGGCTCCCGGCTGACCTCGAACACACCCTGCTGCTGCAGATGCAGGCCAGGGGGCTGGGGGCGCAGGCAGCCGATGCCTGACCTCCACCACGGCGACTGCCTGGAGGTGATGCGCACCCTGGCGGATGCATCGGTGGAGCGCCGTCCATGACCCTCGCCGCTCCCTTCCCCTACTTCGGTGGCAAGCGTCGCGCCGCGCCGCGTATCCGGCAGGCGCTGGGTGATCCCGCCGGCTATGTCGAGCCGTTTGCCGGATCGGCTGCCGTGCTGCTGGCCCGGCCGCCGTTTACCGGCCGGCGGGTTGAGACACTGAACGATGCTGACGGCTGGCTGGTCAATGCTTGGCGGGCCATCCAGCTCAGCCCTGACGCCGTAGCTGCAGCGGCCTGGGGGCCTGTGGCCGAGATCGACTATCACGCCCGGCTGGCCTGGCTGCAGCAGCGCCGCACGCCCGACCTGGTGGCATGGCTGGAGGGTGATCCCGAAGCGCACGACGCCAAGGCGGCTGGCTGGTGGCTGTATGTGCTGGCCTGCGGCATCGGCGACCCATTTGGGCCGGGTCCATGGCGGGTGGTCGATGGCCACCTCCGCAAGCTGCCGCACCTGGGGGACGCGGGGAAAGGCCAGCTTGAGGGCTACATGCGGCAGCTTGCCGATCGACTCCGCCGGGTGCGCATCACTTGCGGGCCATGGGAGCGGGTGGTCAAGCCATCAGTCACCCGCAGCGGCACCGGCGGCGATGGCACGCGGGCCATCTTCCTGGATCCGCCCTACGCCACCTCTGGTGATCTCTACGCCGAATCGTCCGAGGGCGTGGCCGAAGCCGTGCGGGCCTGGTGCCTGACCGCCCCGCGTGAGCTGCGCGTGATCCTCTGCGGCTACGACACTGAACACGATGCCCTGCTGGCCCACGGGTGGAGCGTCACCGAGGGCAAGGCAGGCGGGGGGGCTGGCTACAGCGTCAACCCCACCAATGGGCGCCGGGAGCGGCTGTGGTTGTCGCCCGCGTGCATTGGCAGCAGCCAACCCAGCCTGCTGGAGGCCGTCGCGTGAGCACCGCCGCCACGCTCGAATCACGCATGGCGGCACTGGAGCTCGCCGCCCGCGTTGCCTCTCCCGCCGCTGCAGACCCCTACACCCGCTCCTTCGGCGACCACATCGCCGCCGTCTACCCCGCGTTCCCCTTCACCCGGCACACCACCCGCCTGGTGGAGATCGGCCAGCGTGTTGCCGATGGTGACCTCCCCCGGCTGCTGCTGATGCTGCCGCCGCGGCACTACAAGTCCACCATCTTCAGCCGGTTCCTCCCCAGCTACTTCCTCCGCCGCTTCCCCCACCGCACCTGGGGCCAGGGCGCCCACACCCAGACCCTCGCCGAGGAGTTCGGCCAGGCGGCCAGGGATTACTTCGTCGCCTCAGGTGGTGCCCTCGACCCCAGCTCAGCAGGCAAGGGCCGCTGGAAGGTTGCAGGTTCCCTTGGTGGGTTCTGGGGTGCAGGCGTCGGTAAGGGCACCGGACTGCCGGCGGACTTCCTCAACGTTGACGACCCGATCAAGAACCGGGCCGAGGCGGAATCTGCCGCCTACCGCCGCCAGCTCTACGACTGGTGGAGCACGGTGCTCAACACCCGGGAAGAACCCGGCGCCGGCAAGCTCATCACCCACACCCGCTGGACCGAGGCCGACCTGATCGGCTGGTTGCTGCAGCAGGTCGAGGAGCTTGAGCGCGATGGCCACGGCGATGCTGCCGAACCCTGGCACGTGATCAACATGCCGATCATTGCCGAACCGATCCAGGTGGCACTGCCGGCGCTCTGCACCCGCGAGCCGGACGACCGCCAGCCTGGTGAGGCCCTCGACCCCGATCGGTTCGATGCGGACTGGGCACGCCGGAAGCAGCTCAACACCCCGACCCGGGACTGGGCGGCGCTGTATCAGCAGCGGCCGACGCCGGACAAGGGGACGGTTTTCAGCCGGAACATGTTCCGGTTCTACGGAGGCGAAGGCGACCCCGCACTACCCAGGCAGTTCACCCGGATCATCGCCTCGATCGACTGCACCTTCAAGGACACCGCCGGTTCCGACATGGTGGGGTTCACCAACTGGGGCCAGGACGCCTCAGGCCTGTGGCTGCTGGACCTGGTGAACGAGCGCCTGGACTTCTCCGGCACCATGGACCTGATCGCCGGCAAGTGGAAGCCGTGGGCCTTTGGTGAGCTGCTGATCGAGGACAAGGCCAACGGCAGCGCCGTGATCTCCACGCTCAAGCGAGCTGCCGCCGGCTTCATCGTGCATGCCGTTAACCCCATCGGCGGGAAGGTGGCCAGGGCCAATGCTGCGACGCCGGAGTTCAATCAAGGCCGCGTGTGGTTCCCCCGCAACCACCCCCTTACGCCGGTGCTCACCAGCCAGCTGGTGAAGTTCCCCGGCGACACCTACGACGACCTGGTGGATTCACTCACCCAGGCCGTCAACTACGCCCAGGGCACCGGCCCCATGCGCGTCAGCACCGTTCACTACGGCCACGGTTCCGGTGCACCGCCGCCGGATCCGTTCGCTGACAGCGACACGTTCAAACCACGCCAGCGCCGGTTGTCCACGACGCCGGGGTTTCGGTGATTCACCTACCCACCATGATGACCTATTCCAGAGATCCCCATCTTCCGCCGCCTGAGGTTTGCGACTGGCTACTTGAACATCGGTGGTCTGGCTGCATCCCGAAGACACTGATCCTCTACCCAGATGGCGCCCCTCACGGGATCACTCAGTCCGAGCTGTTCGACTATGAGACGGCACACACGGCAATCGGCGCGGACGAGATCGCCCGTGTCTTCCTGAGCGACGAGGCGCTGACATTGCTGCATGAGGATCGGACGGCGCGACGTATCGCCCTGGATCAAAAGCGTGCTGCATCGCTGGACGACACGCTGAGTCGCAAGCGCGAACACGAGCACGCGCGGGTGTGCGAGATGTCAGAGCATGTCCCACACTCACTCACCACCCACCCGTCACCATGAAACGCGACCCACACCTTCCACACCCTGAAGTCTGCGACTGGCTGCTGAGCCAGGAGTGGTCAGAGCCTGACACCGTGAAGGTCAGCAGTGATCGCCAAGAGAGCGAAACCTACGACTGCTGCGAGGCCAGCGCAGCTATCGGCAGGAATGAAATCATCGACCTGCTGCTGCCGTTGCTTGGGCTGCAGATTCTCCGGGAAGACGTTGTGGCCCGCCAGGCTGACGCCTACGAGGCCAACGGGCTGACACCGGAGCAGCGGCTGATGGTCGACCTGAGCGAGCTGCTCAGGTTGGCCGACGTGTCCGCGACGGCTGCCGTTGGTGTGTTGACCATGGCAACCCTCCGCCTCACCAGCCAGGTGTATGACATCGGGATGGAGCAAGATGGGGAGGTGATGTCATGAACCCCCTCCGCCGCTTCCGTCGATACCTGCAGGCCCAGCGCCTGGTGCCAGTGTGGCTGCCTGCCACCGAGCGCGAGCTGCGTCGATGGGATGCGCTTGGCGAGGCCTATACAGCCCTGCTGGAGATCGCGTCCGACGTGAACCCGGTCACTCGACAGCAGATGAAAGCTATTGCCAAGACCGCCGCCCACCGCGTCAAGGAGTCATGCGCACAATGAACACCATCCTCCGCCGCTTCTGGCCGTTCCGTGGTAGAGACGCGGCCACCGCTGCGACAGACGAAGACTTTACGCCTTGGTCGCCGAGGCCGTTTCGTCCTACCAACATCGAAAGGCCCATCCCCCTGTCCGAGCTCCAGCCGAGCGGCGCCGACCTCCGCGGTTACCACAGCGACTGCTGCTGGTGGGGCCGCTGGCAAGACCATCACTGGCTCTGGACCTGGGGCAGCGAACCGGTGCGGGGTGAAACCCACTGGCTCCCCGGCAGCGTCCAGGTGCTGCCTGCGAGCATCTATCCGGACAAAGAGGTGGAGTGATGACCATGCTCTACCCCAAGGAGTCCTGGGGCACCTTTGATTTCGGCGCCAAGGTCTACGACGCGACCGGCCGCCGGATCCTGCACGTGAGCTCCTGCAACCCGAAGACCGGCGAAGTGATCAGAAATAGGCATCTATCGTCGTGGTTCTGGTTCGGCGGTTTTTATTGGCGGCCGGACCCATGCAGTGACAGTTACTTGTTCCTTGGTATTCGGTGGTTCAGGATCTCAACGTCCTACCACTACGAAATAGCCTTTCCTCTTCGCCACGGCTTCTGGCCAGCACCGCTGCGGGTGGTGCCCAGGCCTGTCTGGAACGGCGACCTCGAGCAGTTGCCGCGTCGCTCTGCTGCTGAGCGGGAGCAGCTGCCATGACCGCCACCTTCCTCGCCCCCACCTGAACCCATGCTCGACCACGACACTCCATCCCGCCCGCTCACCCTGGCCGAGATCGACGACCTCCCCAGTGCCTCCGGCACCGAACGAACTCGCCTCTGGTGGGCACCACCCGAGGTCGAGCGATCCCTGAGGGACCGCATGCCGATGCGGCAGCGATTCCCATGGTTCTGCTTTGAGGGCGAGCCAGGTTGGCGATGGTTCCGCCTGTTCGGCTTTGGACTGATGTGGAAGGACTCCAGGTGCCATCGCCTGCTGTTCAGCGAGCGTCACGGCAAGAGCTGCCTGCGGTTCGGGCCGTGGGTCATTCGGCCACTGAGACCCTAACCCACCCATGACCGCCACCTTCCCCGCCCCCACCGAACACAGCGAGGCCCTGGTCACCGCCAACCTGGGCCTGGCGCGGCAGCAGGCGTGGAAGTTTCACCGTCGCACCGGCCAGCCCTACGACGACCTCGAGGCCATCGCCTATGTGGGGCTCATCCGCGGCTGCCGCCGGTACGACCCCGATCGGCTCAAACCCGCCAACGGTCGCCCCTACCGGCTATCCACCTTCGTGGTGCCGTTCATCGCGGGGGAAATCCTCCACTGGTTCCGCGACCGGGGCCACGCCATCAAGTTCCCCAGTCGCTGGCGGGAGCAGTGGGGGAAGGTGCAGCGGCTGATGGCTGATCCCGACTGCAGCGCCCAGGACGTTGCGGAGCAGTGCGGGCTGAGCCCCGGTGAGCTGCAGGAGATGCTGGCCGCCATGTGCGGCACCTCCAACCTCGACGACATCCACGGCGCCGATGGCTACAAACAGGCTGACCCGGAGGTGAACCGCCTGGCGCCGCTGCAGGCCATGGTGCGGCAGGCCTGGGCCGGCATCCACCACGGCGACCGCATCACCCTGCTGGCCTGGTGGGAGGCCCCCCGCCGCCGCGCCTACCCCGCCGGGCCGATGCAGCAGTTTCACCGGTGCTTGCAGCATCACCTGCAGGGCCGTCGGCCATCGGAGGTGCTGGTGGCTGTGGGTCCGTTGGCGGTGCGCGTGCGGGATGTGAGCGCCGCTGAGCGAAAGGCCGACCGTGAGCGGCTGGAGCAGGAGTTCCTCGATCGCAAGGGCCTGGAGCCCCGCCGCCCCCGCGGTCGCAGCCGGAAGGCACTGGATGCGGCAGCGCTGCAGCTGGGTCTGCTGGTGGCCTGAACCGGTGCAGTTTCGCAACCGTATCGGTATGCTGCAAATAGCCACCACCACACCATGCGCCATTCCATCCTCCTGGCCGCCGGCGGAGCCCTGCTGCTACTGCTCGGCCATCGAGCTCTGACGCCCGAGCCCCCTCCGCCAGCGGAGTTTCAGTTCCAGCCCGTGCCACGCCCGGCTGAGCTCCTGTCGGTTGAGCTGCCGCCCTCCAGCAGCGCCCCGGCGCCGCTGGCTGCTGCGGCGACCTGCGCCGGGCTGCAGCGGTTCGCCAACTACGAGCACGCCCGCGGCTACCAGGCCGGCCGCCTGCCCGAGCTGCTGCGGTTCTCCGGGTTCGAGGCCCAGCGGCCGACCGTGAGCGATGCCGGGATGATCACCTGCAGCGGCGGGGAGTACGTGCGGCGGAGCACCACGGCCGAGCGCCACTGCCGGAACGTGCTGATCACCTACGACACCCGCACCAATACCCTGAGCCATAACGTGCAGTACCGCTACCTGGAGGCCGGGCTGGTGGCGCAGTGTTCGGAAGGAGCAGGTGCGGTTTCACAACCGCAGCGGTAGAGTGCCGGGAGCCACCACCCATCACCATGGACAGCATCACCCTGGTGGGCCGCGCCAGCAACGTCGGCACCGCAGAGCAGGAGTTCACCATCACGGTTGGGCCAGTGTCGATCCGCTGCGAGTGCCGCAGCCCTGAGTCCCGCGAAGCATTCGCAGCGATCAGCGAGGGCGCCCTCATCAGCCTTGTCGTCACCATCGCCAAGGTCACCAGCGGTGAGCGGTCCCTGGTGCTGGACGATCGGCTGGAGAGGCTGCCTGGCTGAGTCGGCCGGTAGCCTGACCCCGCCGGGTCGGCCCTACCCGTAAGGGCGGGCGCGGTGGCTGGCGCCCCAGAGACGCTGGCCTGAAACCGTACCGAAGGCCCGGTTTCACCGGCGAGGGGCTGGCCACTGGCTGGCCCCTTTCCGTTGGGCTATGATCCGCATGTCCGGCAGAGGTGCCGGGCGGTTCTCTGACTGAAATCACAATGAAGACCCTCGTCTCCCCCGCGTGGGACGGCGGCCCCTTCGCGGACGCGATTGATCGCGCCCTCTGGGAGCTGGGCTACCCCAACGACTTCGACACCACGGCCGAGGCACAGGCCGCTGTGGCCGAAGTGCTCCGCCACCGGCCGGAGCTGGCTGAGCTGACCCTCGCGTTCGTGGAGGCCTGAGCCATGCGCAGCATCCACAAGACATGCCAGTGCTGCGGCACTGAGTTCTGGGCCGGCAACCCGTCTGCCAGGTGGTGCAGCAGCCGCTGCTCCATGCGTGCCTACCAGCGCCGCCGTCGTGGCGCCCCCGAGGCTGACCCTGGCCTGGCCGTGGTGCAGGCCACCATCCTCGAGGAGGATGACCTCCCCGCAGCCTGGACCCTGCCGCCCGCCCCCGGCACCGAGGAGCGCTTCTGGCAGGGCACGGCGATCCAGCGGCGCGAGGCGGATGGGTTCGTGAATGCCACGGCGATGTGCAAGGCGAACGCCCGGGAGTGGTTCACCTATGCCCGCTCGGCCCGGACGCAGGAGTACATCACTGCGCTGGCCTCGCATCTGGGGGTCACCGCAGATCTGCGGTCACCCATCGACGGGTCACCGCAGAATCCCGCCACGCTCATCCACGCCACCACCGCCGGCCCCAACCACCTACGCGGCACCTGGATTCACCCCCGCCTTGCCATCGACCTCGCCCGGTGGATCTCACCCGCGTTCGCGGTGTGGATGGATGGCTGGTTCCTCGAGTCGGTGGCCGGGCCCGCCCCACGGCTCTCGAAGGGGGTGCACGTGGTCGCCGCCAGCCAGCGTGGCGCGGCCATGATCTGGCATGAGGTGATCACCGCAGAGGTGATGGGGGTGCTGGGCGACCTCAGCCCCAACCACCGGCATGAGCATGCCCTGCCGCGGTCCTACCGCTACACCTTCACCCCGATCGCCTGACCCCCGCCGCCACCACCGGCCTGCCATTCCCTGGTGGGTCGGCAACCTGTGGCATGGCCATCCCCGCACGTGTCAAAGCCAACCTGCAGCGCCTCGGGCTGGAGGGCGTCAACAAGCCGAAGCGCACACCGAAGCACCCGACCAAGAGCCACGTGGTGCTCGCTGCCGATGGTGGCCGCTACCAGGTGATCCGCTTCGGCCAGCAGGGCATCCAGGGCAGCCCCAGGCGGGAGGGCGAGGGCAAGGCGGCCAAGGCCCGGCGGGCAGCGTTCAAGGCCAGGCATGCCGCGAACATCGCCAAGGGGAAGCTCAGCGCCGCCTACTGGGCGGATCGGGTGAAGTGGTGACCCCCACCAGGTCCGAGCCAACTGGATAGGACGGGTCTGCCGCTGCAGGCCGATGCAGGTTCGAGCCCTGCCCTGGTGATTGCACTCAACAGCGACAGATCCCGGTCCCCTGTCCGTCCCTGAGGCGGTTCACGGCCGGGCCTTCTGCGACCGGAAAGCTGAGCCACAGGCCCAGTCCCGGCGCAGCGTGTGCAGACCGATCTCGACCACCCCGTAGATGACCCGAGCCTTCCCAGCTACCAGCACCCGGCACTGCGGGATCTGGCGGAGGATCTGCGGCGGGCCTACGACGCCTTCCAGTGCCTGCGCGGGGTGAAGGCCTCCTACCTGCCGCAGGAACCTGCTGAGCCTGACGACGCCTACAAGGCCCGGCTTGATCGGGCGGTATTCACCGACTTCTTCCGCTCATCGATCCATGCCTTCGCGGGCGTGCTGTCCAAGTTCAGCCTCGCCAACCCGCCGGCCACGATGGAGGCCGCCTCGTCGAGCATCGACGGGGAGGGCAACTCCCTCAAGGCCTGGTGGATGGAGGTGGACGCCGCGATGCTCCGCGACGGCGGCGTGGCGCTGCAGGTGGAGATGCCGCCGAACGAGTCCGGCAACGCCGGGGTGGAGGTGGCCACCGGCGTGCGGCCCTACCTGGTGAATCGCCGCCGCTCGAAAATGCTCAACTGGCGCACTACCGGCGACGGGAAACTGGAGTGGGTGATCTTCCTGGAGATGGAGGAGGAACCCGACGGCGACTTTGGCGTCAAGACCGTCCCCCGCTACCGGATGGTGGGCCGGGGGTTTCAGCGGATCTACCTGATCGAGCGGAACGCCTCTAATGACCTCGTGGCCACCCGAGTGGGTGAGGACGTGCCGATCCTCGGCGCGAACCGCCAGCCGCTGCCGGTGGTGCCGGTGGTCTGGTACCCGAGTGACGAGGCGGACTTCGGCGGGGGGGAGCTGCCGCTGCGGCAGGTGGTGGAGCATTGCCTTTCCCATTTCCGCGAGTCGTCGGACCTGCGCGAGAAGACTCACAAGTGCGCCATGCCGGTGCCGGTGCGAATTGGAGCAGTGCCGCCGGCGCCAGGGCAGAACCGCCGTGACGCGGTGATCGGGCCAAATACGATCATCGACCTGGAGCCCGGCGGCTCGTTTGCCTTCGCCGAACCCAGCGCCACCAGCCTGGCGGAGCAG